TCGAGTCTGAAAGTCATTGACTTTCGTGCATGGATTAAGAAGTGCAACCGCAGAAATGACAAAGCCAGAGTTGCTGTACTCAAGAAAGCTTTCAGCGAATTAGAAGCGGACCCGGCCTTATGCAAGTTCACTATTGAACCTTTTGTAAAAGATGAAGCATATCCGGCCAAAGGATTGGACCCCAAACCAAGACTGATTTTTGCAACCAACAATCATTATCTTGTTAAGGCAGCTCCAATTGCGTTTTCATTAGGCAAGAAGCTTAAGGAGATCTGGAATAGGAAACATTTCATTTACTATACTTCAGGGGCTACGGCTACTGAGTTAGGCGAATGGTTCCAAAATGCCATTGATTTCTTAGGTATGGATTGTGTAATAATTGAAACGGACTTCGCAGAATTCGAAGCGCGCATTCATGAACAGGCTATGGAAGAGCAGTGTCTGTTTTATGAGCACATGGGGGCGGAGGCGGCCGACGCAGATATCTTCAGGATGCAGAAGAATCAAAAAGGATCGACCAGGACTGGACTTAAATGGAAGCGTAAGGCAGGCAGAGCATCAGCGGTGCCTGACACGTCATGTGGAAATTCGGTAGTGAATGGCAAGGTGCACTTGTCATATACCCATGGAGTGATGGCAATGGACCCCAGAGAACACACAAGAATGGCTGTGCTGGGGGATGACAATTTGCTGTTAGTATCCAGGGCACTCTGGAATAAAATGGGCGCATCGACAGATGGGTTGGTGGCTCACATAGAATCGGCAGGCATGAAACCAGAAACAAAATGGTACAATGTAGAAGATTGTTGCAAAGCCGAGTTCTGTTCAGGGTGGTTCGCAGCGCATGAAATAAATGGTGAAACTAAATGCGTGTGGACCCCAAAAGTAGGCAGAGTTCTAATGAAGACTCTAATGATCAAGCCCCTTGAGAAGCAACCAATGGCAGTTGCTAAAGGGATTTGTATCGGACTAACAGTAGGTCCAACTTGCCCACTTTTGCGTACAGCCTTAAGAACACTCCAGAGCACGATTTCAGGGCAACCCCAGCAAATGCAGAACTGGGACTGGAATCCAAAATCCGAGAAAATTTCCGGCGTTGTTAGGAGCAATTACGAGTGCCTAGCTTTGCGCTATGATCTGACAGTTGATCAAATTAAGGAGGTTGAGAACTATTTGGCAGAGAAGATGAAGGGTGTATTCCCTATCAATTTGTGTCCAAATGAGTGCCCTCCCCTACGTACGGTAGTAGAGTTGGATGTAGGTTTCGGCAATTCGGATGTCATCACATTGAACCTGAATCAAATAAACCCCAACTTGAGCACCGTGGACGGCAAAAGGGTCATAGTACCCGAGTCGTTCCAAAGACTAACTGTTCCGAGACCCCTCCCCTCACCTGGCCAGTGAGGTGGTTGTAGGTGGCCGCTGACAAATAAACCATCACGGGTTTATACAACGAAAACAATGAATGGTGCCAACAATGGAGCAACTAATGGGCGCAATGGAAAGTCTAAAGCTAAGCGACAGCGAGGTGGAAGACGTGGAAATGGAAGAGGAGGAGCCAATCCAAGGGGAGGAGCTAGAGCTGCAGGAATCGCGAGAAATCCCGGTCTCAGGCAGGGGCGAGACGCATTATTCTCTCTCACTCGTGATCAATTCACAGCGACATCACCAACGAACTATTTTACGGTGTCGGCTGGATCTACCCCAGGTGGGGTTCGAGTTAGAGGTAGAGAGTTAGTCTCGGCAGTGACGATGGCCATCACAGCAGGTGTTTGGCAAGCATCTACTGCATTCCCGGGTGGTGTGGTTACTCCAAGTACCAGTAACATCACCGTCTCTTCTTTCCCAAGGCTAGCGGCATATGGTCCGATCTATGAGTACTTTCAGTTTAAGACTCTAGCCTTCATGTTCCAATCCAACCAACCAACGACCCAGGCGGGTGCGATCATCATCTCTGTCGATTACGATCCCAGCGATGCCGCCCCGACCTCAACTTCACTGCAGATGCGCAATATTTCGTCCACGATGGCGAATATTTATTCTGACTGTTCACTGGAAATGCTCGCAAGTTTGAGCAGATTACCGAAGTATGAAACAACCCCAACAACAGCAATTACACTGCCACAGCAACAAATTCAAGGAGTTATTACAGTTGCAACGGAGGGCTACAT